GAATCTTCAACAATTCGTATTCGATAGAACGTGCGTTCGCCCCCACCAGTTTAGTGCTAGGCTTGTACACAACCGGCATCAGTCCTCCACCGACCAATCATCATCAATCATGTCGCCCAAATCCTGCATAGCCACAGACAACGAATCCACAGTAACCTGTAGGTCCTCCAAATCGGCTGAACGCGCATACGCATTCATGTCCATCGTCTGCTCAATAGAAGACACCGTTGCCTCCAAATGGTCGATGCGCGCCACCAGACGTGCAGACGACCATGTGACCGTGCCGACTATCGCTGCCACGGACAGAATCAGCCCCAACGCTACGGTTGGGATTCTGACTTGGCGAATGTCGGACGGCTGATCCATTACTCAGCAGCAGCGTCGATTGCAGCCTGCGTCGGAGGATCATTAGGCCACACAACCTCAGACACACGCGAATACGTCTGCGGCAAATCCCTCAACGACTGGCGGTACGTTGCCCACTCCTCAGCGGTGTGGTCACCCAATGCGGCGTCACCGATCTGTGTCCAGTCGGAGCCACGCAACTGGCTGTTACGCTGACCCCTGATGATGTTCAGGTCCAGATCGGCAGCCTCAGCCTGTGCGTCCAGTTCCGCTTCTTCTTCTGCTGTCAGGTCAATGTAGACCCCGTTGACAACCTTCTGTCTTGGCATGATTAGACTCCGTTTATTCCGTAGAGGGTCACTGTGCTGTATTGGATGAGATTGTCGGCCCACGGCTGGATCTTCACGACATCCACCGCAGACGTTGAACTCCACATCCCAGCAAAAACGCCCACCGACCACTGGTTGCTGGATGTGCTGTTATTCTCCGAAACGTTTTTGATTAGCACCTGTTTGTAGTTGGAGGTGTTGGCGTAGTTGGGAATCCACATGGTTGCCGATGAAAAACTGTCAGCCAGAGAACTCGGTCCCGTGATGGGCCACAAGTCCATCCATGTGTCACCCGTGGACCGCCCAGAGAGGGGGGTGGTTGACTGGGCTTCCAGCGTTGTAACGCTGTAGTTGCTGCCTGCGTCGGCACTCCCGTTCCCCAGTTGCAACTTGCCGTACTGCATGTATTGACCACTGGAATCAAAACGCAAAGATGCTTTCAGGCACAGGTGGTCGTAAGACCCCGAAATGCTAGTGAACTCGATACTGGTAGCGTTCCCAGAGAGTTCGGTGTGACCGATTACGTTCCAGACAGCCATTATGAACTATTCAATCCGTAGAGGGTGAACTCAGAACCACGAACGAACGACCCCGTGTACGGGGCCAACTTGATCCGATCCACGGCACCCGTCGCATCCCACAAACCACTGTTGAACCTGACCTCAGGTGACCAGTAGGCGTGCCTGCCGTTCAGACCCAGAACGGTCGTGTTCTTGTTGGCGTTCGCATAGTCCAAGATTTCCGCCTGCCCCGCCGCATAACGACCAACATGCTCAGTACCAGTACCCGATCCAGCGTTTTCGATGGTGCCCAACCAAATCTGGTTGATACCAGCGTTACCGCCAGCCACCAGACCCGCTTGCAGCATGTAGTGGCGGGAATAGTTGGCGCCCGTGTCCACCGCCCCACCTCCCGTACCGAACTGAAGGTTGAGGGAGGTGTAGTAGGTCGCTGCTGTGGTATCGGTTCCCCGTGCCGTGAACCTGAGTTCAAGATGCTCATACGTCGCGGGGATAGAGGTGAACTCCACCGACGCTGCGTCAGCCTCCAAATACGTTGTGGCGATTGCCTCTATTACAGCCATCAGGCAACCATCCTTGGGAGAACACCGAACAGGTCGAAACGGCACCCCGCCACAAAGTTCGTGCCGCCGAAGATGCCGAGATCCATCCGTGAAATAGGACCGTGCTTATCAAGCCCCGTCGCATCTGCCGCCCCCCACGTTGACGAATAGATCATCGCCCTGCTTTCGTCAGCGTCAGTGGTGTCCATGTCAACGGCGTTGTACGACAACACATTCTTGTATTTGCTGGCGTTGATGTCCATTACATGACAGACAATGGCGGCGAAACAGTTGGCAGGCGCACCCGTCAGGGCAGAACCCGCCTTGCCGATGAAGTTGTAACTGAAAACAGTATTCGATGACGAGGCATCCGTCGCACCATCGCCCTCCATTTGTACCGTGTCGAACAGGTCTGTGGTCAGGTTGTTGAAGCCCAACTTGACGTAAGAGTTTCCCGTTCCGTCGGTGCGGACGTAACAGATGATTACCATGTCCATGTATTGCGACCAGTCTCCAACCTGCCCGTCATCGGTCGATGTCCAAGTGATCGAAGTTGCGGTGCCTGTGAGGACATCAGAGTCCACAGCGACCCATGCCTCACCGTCAGTGAGAACACCATCAACGATGTATGCGGGATCAGCCATCAGGCAGCCACCTCATAACGGATTAGAACAATGCCCGCACCGCCAACAGAGTTGTCGTACGTTCCTTCGCTCATCTGAATACCACCAGCACCGCCACCGCCGCCGCTGTTCGGCACACCGCCCGACGAATAGTGCGTGGTGGCCCAAGCCGTGTATTCAAGACCCTGACCGCCCCCTCCGGGGGCGCCAGTAGCGTTTGCGGAACTGGCGGCGATTGTTCCCCCAACAGCGCAACCACTACCACCGCCCGCATAGATCACGGCAGAAGCGGTAATGCCCATCTGTGATTCTCCTGAACCACCCGGCCCGCTGAGTTGGGGGGTAGGACTGAGGTTGGCGTCGCCACCCGCGCCCCCTTCGCCACCACCGCCACCGCCGAACGGGTAGTCGTAGGTGCCGCTGTCCTCCGCTGAGTCGCCGCCAGCGTTACCGCCATCATTCGCGGCACCACCCACACCAGCGGTTTGTTCCGAGTATTTGCCTCCACCGCCGCCTGAGCCGCCAGCCAAACCGTCACGGTTAGCACCAGAGGTCGAAGAACCGCCCCCGCCACCACCACCGTTCGCCGTGACACCAAGAGCGACAGAGTTCTCGCCGTTAGTTCCTAGACCGTCACTCACATTCCAGTGGGCGTGTGGACCGCCTTGGCCGACAGTGACCGTGTACGTCCCCGCCGAAACGGCAGTAGTGCCCGTCTTTACGGCCCCCCCACCACCGCCACCACCAGCAGCAGGGTTAGCCGCTCCGGGTTCACCGCCTGAACCTCCACCGCCGACGATCAGATAATCCACATCACCCGCACCGCTGGACACGAAGAACTTACCTGAACCACGGAACGTGTGAACCCGATACGTCGTACCAGAATCCTCATACTGGGTGATGATCCCACCGAACGCCGTCAACACCCCACCACCGAACAGGGCGCCATTCAACCAAGTAGAGACAGCCGTGTTGGGCCACCCCTTCGGGGTGTCCCTGCGTCCCTTCCAGTTGGAAACAGCGGTGGACGGATTCGTCCGATCCTGACGGAACATTTGCTAGGAAACGGTGATCCGGTTGACGTAACCCCAGATGTTGATAACGGAGCCAGTGGCATCGTAGGCCGACACACTGGTCGTCACCGAGCCACTCCCGGTCATCACCAAGCCGGGGATCACCAGCGTCATGCCCGCCTTCGTGGTGATCGTCTGATACAAAGTATCAGCCGGAGCGGTCGGCACCGAGCCGGTGGCGTAGCCAAAGAACAAGATCAACTCAACGTCAGCCGAGTGAGAGTTCGATGCGTAAAGCCACAACTCATCCTCCACCGTAGCCGACGTACCAGTCACATGGATCGGCGTCGGTGACCCCGCCGAGGTGCTGGTCATAAGGGTCGGTTCCCCGAGGGTGCTGGTACTCAGGTATTCTTTGCTAAATGTTGCCATGTTCTATTTTCCTTAGTTGAAGATTGTGTTGTTCAGAATCAGTTGAGCATCATTGGTGGTGACCGAAATAGCAGGCGTGTAACCGCCCGATGACACGATTGGTGCCGTGCCCGTCACCGCAGTAACCGGAGTCGCAATATCGGAAGTCAAAGCCACCGTCCCGGTGGCATCCGGCAGCGTCAAGGTGCGATCCGCAGTCGGATCAGTAACATTGATTACAGTCTCGTAGGCGTTAGCGGTTGAACCCTCAAAGGTGATAACCGGGTTTGATCCATCGATTTTGATACCGGCGACGAACGTCGCCAACTCTGTTACCGTCAAATCACCCTTGATGCTTGTGGTTAGCCCTGTCGCTGATATGAAGGGTGTGCCCGTAGCCCACGTAACAACTTCTCCGAAGTTGGTGTTCATTTGGGATGCCACAATCGACGTGC